CATTTGTTGACTTACCTATAGATACTTGTCCATCTGCCATACTGTTAATAGAAAGATTGCCTGTAGACTCTAATGAATCTTGTTTAGTATTTATTATTCTACGTATTTCTCTACTAGCCATCAGATACTGTTTTATTACGTATTACTCTGTACTCTATTGACATTTCATTTATTTCAAATGTACCACTATTAGGTAAAATAAACTTATCTAGTTTGTTTCTTGTAGAATATATGAATTGTGTTGCCAAAAATGACCCTTCA